ATTTAACGGTATAACAGCTTCGGGGCCTTGTTCTCCAAGTAAAGCTATTGTTGGCTTTGTAACTATTCCTCCTTGTTGTAGGCCGATTATTTCTTCTTCACTTGTCATGGTAGTAATTGTGGCTTCACTTTTTCCTCCACCTGTAAACCATGATCCTAATCCGCTTATTGCTTTTTGAACTGTGTTTATTGCCCCAGCTATTGCGTCAAGTATTCCTTTTATAAAGTCAAGTGCAGGTTTAACAGTATTCCAAATAATATTTCCAAGATTTTGAAGCCAAGTTATAAATAATTGAATACCGGCAACTATTTTATCAAAATTAGCTACAATAGCAAGAAGGGGACTAATTAAAATTTGTATTACTGGATGTAGATTTTTAAACCAATTCCATGCTTGTTGAATCCATCCGACAAGTGTTTTTATTCCCGGTATAAAATATTTGGTTAGAAAATTAGCTATTTCAGTTATTACGGGAGCCAAAGCTTGACCAATCTCTAAATATAAGTCTTGAACAGCGGCGTTCATTTTCTTCATTACTCCACTTGTAGTTGAAAGTTGTTTTTCCGTTACTTTACTTGCTGTTCCAGTTTTAGCGACTTTTTCACTTAACTGTTCTAATACTTGACTTGCTGTTGTTCCTTCTTTATGCATTGCTTCAAGTCCCATTCGACTTAGACCTAATTCTTTAGCAAGTCTTACAGATTCTTCTTGTGTTACTCCACTTGCTTCACCTAGATTCATTAATGCTAAGGCTGCCCTCATACTTTGACTACCGAAAATTTCAGTTAAATAAGCGTCTCTTTCAGCTTGAGAGCCAAATGTAGCTAAATGGTCACTTAGATTTTGTATAATTTCAGTTAAACTTAACATTTTTCCGCTTTCATCATAGATTGAAAAGCCTAGTTTATCGCTTTTCTCTATTAAGTCTTTGAACATACTAGCTAGATATCGACCGGCTTTTTCAGCGGCTATTCCCTGATTGTTTAAGGCTACTAGGGCCGCTAATGTTTCTTCTAGACTTATACCCATACTTGCCGCTTGACCACCCACATAGGATAATGCGAGAGCAAAGTCGGCGGCAGTGTCTATTCCTGCGGCTGAGGCGTTAACTAACATATCGGTTACTTTACTTGCTTCTTCGGCTGTGAATTTAAATTGTGACATTACTCCTACAAGTAAATCAGCCGCTTGACCGGCGTTAATATTTTCTATTGTTGAGAGTTGTAAAGTTGCGTTTAAAGCTTGTATTGCTTGTTCTCCCTCTAAACCGGCTTTAACTAAACTTTCTAAAGCTTGTGCCGCCTGATTAGCACCAACACCAAATTGTAGTCCAGCGTCTTTAGATGCTTTTATTAGTTCATCACTTAGTCTTTCAAATTCATCTCCAGTTACACCGCTTAGTGCAACTGTTCTTGTAATTGTTTCTTCAAAATCGGCGAAATACTTTATACTATCTTCAATGGCTCCCTTTAATGCTCCTAACGCATCATAAGCAAGCATTCCACTTAGAACACCAGCAGCCATCCCGGCAATGTTTTTTAAACCACTAAGACTACTGTTTATACGGTTTACTGTTCCACTAACTTGATCCTCTCCAATAAATTTGAATATAACAGTTCTTTCAGACATTTATATCACCTTAAAGCTTTAATAATACGTTCAATAAACTTTTTAGGAAAATATTTCATAATTGCCGGTCTCAAATAGGGTTTCGGAGACATTCGGGAAGTTCCATATTCAACATAAATTGCATAGGGAGCTGATGCTCCAACTTCTAAAGTTAATTTTCCAGTTTTCTTATGATATATTGATGAGCGAAGAAATCCTGTTCTTACGGGAACTATTCTTTTAGCTTCTTTTTCAATGTCTTGCCCGAGTTTTTCAAGTTCACTTGGAACTATTTTTTCCATTAAATTTTTTATTTTCTTTAACTCGTCTTCTACATCTTTAGAGTCTATTTTTATTGACATTGACATTTTTCCAAGCCTCACGTTCACGTTTTAAATCCTCATTAATAAGTAAGAGTAAAGCTTGAATTTCAACATCAGTTATATTATCCACTTCTAAAGGTGAAATTCCATAGAAACGAGCTATAAGATGTTTCACTATTATATGTTGGGTGAAAGTGTCGTATTCTTCTAGGTGTCCTGTTCGGTAGGCTTCAAGTAAAGATGTTACTTGAAGAAAGGGAGTGTATTGAATTCCATGATTTTATTGAAAATATATTCTGCAATTGCTCCATCCATATTTTCTATTTCTTCAAGTGACATTTCAGGTTCTTTTATACCGAAGCGTAAAGCATTTAACATTAACTCGTAAACATCCATTGTTTTTATTCGGCCTGTTCTAGGATCAACCTTTGCAGCGGCACGATAGATTAATCCTTTTTCTTTAAAGGTGAAACGTTTAATGGTGAAAGTTTTTTCTCCTATTTTAATTTGTTTTTCAGTTTCCAAGTTTATCACCTTTACGCTAGTGTTATTGATTTAGCTGTGAATGGTAGTCTCATGGCTATTAAGTCAGTTGGACGTGCTGGAATTCGATATTCACCCCATTTACAACCGGTTATTTCAACATAGTTTGTCGAACTTAACTTAAACTTTAATGTAAAGTCACTGTCATTAGTTATTTCAGTTAATTCATCGAAGTCTTCGAAGGTTGCTGTTATTAGACCTGTTATGTCACGATGTTTTTCAATTATTGTTTTTGGTGTTTCAGCCCAGTCAGGTATTCTTTCAAGATTATTTCTAACCCGGACTTCGAAGCTTAACGCCTTTGCCAATGCATTACCACCTTTTTCAACAGCGTTACTTGGTGGAACTAATGGATCAGATTCAGGGTCTGAAGTTTGTGTGGCGTTGGTTGGAGCTGTTTCACTATGTGTTTTTCCAAACCATGATATTTCAGCGTCAATTGAATATCCCGGTCTTCCTCTAATTAGAAGCTCATTAGCTTTACATCCGGGTATAATGAGTTCTTTTGATGTTTTAGTGAATGTTAGCCACCATGTGACACTTTTAGTTATATTTGTGATTGCGTATTGCATTACAGTTGTCTGTGTAGGCTTTAAAACTGTTCTTAAATCAACAAGCTCTCTTATCTTTCTTATTCTTGCAACATCTCTTGAGCCGGCGAGATATCGTATTAGTTCACGTTCAGGAATAACTGCTGCCTCTATTTCTACAATGTCACCCCAATCATAGGTTACGTTGTCAGGCGCTGTTCCCCATTCTGTTTCCTCTTTGTATCCGGCCTTAATGGCCCATCCTCTTTCAATAACTATACTCATTCTTATTCACTCCTCTTTTTCGGCTTTCCCACCACGTTTTAGTGGTTGGGGCCGTCAACAAGATTAAGTAATTCTTTAATGTCACGTTCAGCTTCCATATATGCGTCTATAATCACGTTTACTAAAGCTCTTAACTCATTATCATGTAATTTATATAGTAAACTATAAAGTAAATTTAAAACTATATGTAAATTTGAAGTTTTAAAGATTAATGATGCAATTTCACGTTTAACTTTAATTTTATCAATCATAACTATGTCACCGCCACAACAACTTCGAAATCTAAAACTTTACGGTAAAAACCTTTTTCAACCCGTTCAACTAGGTCACGGGCTCCGGTAATTCTCATAAGATAACCATAATCATCAACATTGTCTTTCATAACAGTTAATATATTGTCGGCGTATTCATCTCGTTTATCTGGTGTTCTCGCCCAGATATCTATTGTTAATCCTATTACTAGAAATCTTCTTTTTGAGCCGAAGTATTCTAGGTAATCAACTGTTGAATAAATGTAGAGTATGGCGCAGGGAAGTTTATATCTTTCACCGGGCCAGTAATCATAAACTGTTAAATCTGAAACCTTGTTTGAGAGTAATGTTTTTACATCTGAAATTAACTTTGAAAATGGAGTTGTAGTCAATTTAAATCACCGTTAATGTTTCGTCTTTTAAATGTTGAATTGTCTTTTCAAATAGATTGTAATACATTAAAGCTTTCTTTTCTCCACCGGTTAAATGCATTAATGTTAATGATATAGCTAAATATGTTGCCGCTGTGTTGGCTATTTCAAACTCATGGTCACTATCAGTGAAGCCGTAAGTGTATGTTACTTCAATTATTTTTTCTCCTTCATCAACAGTTGAAGCGAATTTAATCATTCCCTCAGATTTATAAACATAAAAATCAATGTCCTCCGTCTGTGCGGTTCCATCAATCTTCAAAGAAGTAACACTTTGTATAGGCCGATGTTTAGTAAATATTTTATCTACTCCACCATTAAAAAATTCAGTTGCACTAGGTAAAGTTTCACCGGCTGAAACATTAATGAATTTGAATTGTGTTAAAGCTTCAATTGTGTTTTCAGCTTCATTTATAATGTATTGTAATGTCGCATCATCAATATCATTTTCTGTTAAATTACCTATTTTTCTTACACGCTCTATACTTAACAACAATTTTTACACCTCAAACTTAAATTTCAACAACCGTTATGGGAAACGGAATACATGAAAGTCTTACACCTGTCTTAGTACATTCAAGAATTCCCCAATACTTGCCTTCTTTGTCAAAATCAGTTGTTTTAATAGTGTAACTTACAACTCCATTTACAGCGTCTTTTATCATGCATGATCCACCCCAATCTGTTACTTCGGTTTTACGGTCAAAATGAAATATTTTAAGGGTAACTGTATAACCTGTTAAGTCAATTACGTTTCCCGTTGCTTCATCATAACATGTCATCTCCCATTCTACACCGTAATCGCCTTTACGGATTTCAAAACCTTCTATCTTCACTTCTTTTCACCCTTAAACCAAATTTTACTTTTAAGCTTTCTAAACCAAGCCTTAATTTTTAAACTTCTAAACCATAAACTTGTAGTTTTACTTCTAAACCATATGGCTCCTTTAATTATTCTCTCAACAACAACGGTTATTACATCAATAGTTGTGGATAAATTGATGGTGTCTTTAATTTTAAGTAATTTATCCACAATTATTGACGTAATAACATTAACAGCATCAGTAACAATTAATTTTTTATCAACAGTTAATTCATCTAAAATTGAAACATTATCAGTTAACATTAAAATTTTATCAATCAAAACATCACTTACACTACTAATATAATCAGAAACAATAAAATTTTTATCACGATAAATATCATCAACAACATTAATATTATCAGATATGGCAAACTGTTTATTAACAATAATTTCATCACTTACTCCAATCACATCACTAATAACATGTATTATTTCCGTTATTACAGTTACAGTTTCAAGTGATGAAACTTCATCAGAAATAACAATAATTTTATTCCTATAAACTTGGTCACTAACATTAATATTTTCATGAATTGAAAAAACCTTATTACGATAAACATTATCCGTTAATGAAAGTGTTTCAGTTAAAAGAAAATTTTTATGACTTAACAATGTTTCAGTTGAAGAAACATTATCCTGAATTGAAAGATTTTTATGTGACAATGCAACGTCATTTAAACTTACACTATCCGTAACAGTTACAACAGTTGCACCAGATGTATAGGTACAATAAATAGATATCTTTCGACTGTCTGCATATTTACTTCCATCAAATGGATCTGGATAACCATTAGAATAAACTTGATATTTATACCAGTGTTCTACACCAGTATCATAGTAAATATAGAGATAACCAGCGAAACTATTAGAGTGAGCACATAAAGCATAATCTCCACTTGTTAAACTTGGTGGTGTTGTGAAATTAAAAGTTTTCCAACCTTCAAAGGAAGTAACAGTTAATTCCTCAGTTACACCTATTAAAGTATTATCACTTTTATATATTCCACATTTAACTTTAGGATGAAAACCACCAGTTTCCTTTAGATATATTGTTATTGATTGAGCTTCTCCATTTTCAGGTAAATTGTAAAGAGAACCTCGTATTCTATCCTTTATACCACCTGTATCAGTTGAAGAAGTGGCACCTATTTGTTCATATCCAAAAGTTGGATCAACAGTAATTGGGTAAACCGCTGTCTCTAAAAAAGTTCTGGGAATTTTTATTATAAGTTGATTATTCAATATCTCTATATCAGCCCATGCTTCTTTTCCTATAGCATCGATTAATTTTGGTCTATAAATATGAAAAGCTTTTCCTGTTTTATATTTTTCAGCTCTTTCCTTTGAAGAGTGATAGTTACTTATATTTTTATAATAGACAGCGTATGATCCTACAACTTCAGGTGGACGTATTTCAACTATTTCACCTTTTTCATTTAAAATATATGTTGGATGTTCAGGATGTAATGGTGGTTGATAATAGAAAACTAAGTTTTTTGTTTCTATATTAAGAATAATTTTTTCCAATGGTTCATAAAGTATTATTTCAACTTCTAGTCCACCTAAATCACATAAAGTATATGGAAAGTCATGTTCAAGTATTTTGTGAGTTTTAATTTTTTTGTTTAACTTGTAAATTTGAAATTCATGTTTATGTTCAGTTGATTTACATATAAGTTTGTTTTCTTTTAATGTCCATGTGTTAGGGTTAGGTAACTTTAATGTTAATTTACATTCTCCTCGCCATCGACATAAATGTATTCTTGAGTTCACTTTATCTACATCTATATAGTCATCAGTTGTCATGTTGAAACGCAATTTAGACACCAGTTAATTTTAACTGAATGTTATTTTCAGTTCAACTGTCCATGTTTCACCTGAGCTTTTAGTTCCCTTATCAACCACTTTTCTATTCAGATTTTTACCTGAGTCATCAGAAGCGTTTACAACTGTGAATTCCTGCCAGCTAAAGTTAGCTTCGGTGCCTCCGAATGATGCTCTCCAAATGGCTGTTTGATTACTTCTCTGTGGGTAACCTGCGTCCATTGTGGCCCAAGCTTTATTTGTGCCTTGTAAACCTGTTTGTGAAGCGTCTTCGGCTGTCGTGCCGTCGCCGACACCTATTCTTGCGTTTGCGTTGTCCCATTTATTTGAAGTTGTATCTATACCTGTGATTATGTCGATTAGTAATTGTAGGCCTTCATTTAAAGCTATATTTCCTTTGACTACTTCTTGGCCAATGAATCTTTCAGGCCATTTAATTACAGCTTCGGTTATTTTTCCACCTTTCTTTAGGAAGTCAACTATAATTCCGTCAGGATCTTTAAACTTTGTTATTTTCCATATAGATTTTAATTTCACACTATCTTTTAACATTATTTTTCCTCCTAAATATAATAAAGCCTCGGGCGCCAATAAACCGAGGGGAATTTAAAGTTAATTTAGAAGTTTAATCCTAGACAGTTGCCACTTGTGTCTTTATTTCAACTACTGCCTTATTATCAACAACTGCGATACCGAATGTGTGAGATCCAGTTAACTTGTTCTTTCTTGCGGCGGTGTCTTTTTCCATTTCAAGTAGTAATTCACGTTTCGGTGCAAATACTAAAGCGTTTTTATGTATTAGGTATGCAGAGCGATAATGGTTTGTGCCATCATGCTCAGGTAGATAATTACTTATAACTATATTGCATCCTAAGAAGTCACGGATTACACCGGTTCTAACTATGTCTCCACGAACATAAGTTAAAGCTTGAGTTCCGGCAATGTCTTTAAGTAGATATCCATACATCATTGGATCAATCACTAATATCAAATCACCGACTTCTACATCTTTACCTTGAGACATTAATGTCTGTATAGCTTCGGCAACCCAATCAGCGTCAAATCCAGCTGTCCCTGACTTATCAAGTTCAGGTACATTAGTATCAGCTAGAAATGTATCAAGTATATGTTTGTCAACGGCTCTACGTGCAGCTTTAACTGCGGCTGTTTCTATTTTCTCTATTATTTCTGGGCCGAGTTTTTCAACGTCAGCATATGGAATTGTAGTTGTAAATGCAGCTTCTTTGAGTGTAGTTGCTACTGTACCGTAAAGACCGGTTTTAGCGGTTAAAGTGTCGCCGACATTTGTTAGGATATCCATGTCAAAATCTTTTACATAGGGAACTGTAACTGTGTCTCCACGTTCTCCTACAAGTATTGGTGACCTCATTACAAAATCAGTTATTTTTGCGGCTGGTGCGAGAGCTTGACCGACGGGTGGCATGTATTGTTCTATATATACTTTCCATGAAACTACTTTTCCGCTTTCAGTTTTAAGGCTCTTTATCTCTTTGATTAATTTTTCCATATGGATATTTCTTTTTTCACTTCTCTCTTCTGTTTCAACTATACCTTTTGGTTCAATATTTTCATCCATTGTTATTTCCTCCTCCTTAACTTTTTTACCCCTAATTTTAAGGTCATTCTCAACCTGTGGGGCTTCAGGTTGAGTTCCCGTTTCGTCAATGGATTTGCTTTCATTTTCATGTTTTTCCATTGTTTTTACTTGTGTTTCAATTTCAGTGTTTTCTTTGGGATTTTCATTTTCTTCTTTACATGTCAATTCACTTTCAATTTTCTCCATCAAACTTGTCACCTCTTTTATAAAATGCTCATGAACAAATTTCTCAAAAGGCTCAATACGTGTTAAAGGAATACCGGGGAAAGCGTCACGTGTTAAGAGAGCTAACCCTGAGAATATTAATCCTTCACATTTTCTTCCTTCATCATTCCAAGTGAAAGTTCTACATATAGCTTCAATACTTACATGTATTATTTCTTCATTATCAATCATGTCAATAATTCTTTTTCCTTCGAATTCAGCTTTATTATCTATGAAAATTAGACATTCAACTGAATTATCTTCATATTCAGCGTCAATTATTTCTACATCTTCAAGTTTGAATTCATGATTTATATTTACAGGTTTACCGACAAGTGTTCTAGCTGCTCGCATTAACTCGTCTTCAGTATATTTATTTAAGTTAAGTGAAACTATTGGAAAAACAGCCCAAACCTTATAGTATTTTCCATCTTCACGTTTTATATGTCTTAAATAGCCAGCCCAATCGAAACGTTCTTTTCGTCTAAGTTTTCCACGTTGACTATCAAGACTTTTAGTGTCGTCTAGACCGTATTTGTTAAGCCATGCATAGTATAGTCGTCGGCCTTTATCTTCACCGTATTGTTGTATGAACATTCTAAGTATTCTTTGAAAATCAGGATGTATAGGTTCACTAATTTTTTCACTCATTTTTTTCACCTTTAAAATCTTCTTCTTCAATCGGTAACCCGAAAGTTTTAAGCCACTGTAAAACTGTGGCTTTACCAATGTAACCGGCTTTAGTTAAAACATCAATTAATTTTCCTAGTTCATCAACATTAAAATCTTCAAGCTTAGTTTTCGGGAAACCCCAATTTAATCGTGGAACTTCACGTAAACCCTCAACTTCAATGATAGGCCGGAAAATCTCGGCTTCAACTTTACGTTTAACATAACGTTGAATCCCAGCCACATGACGCTCAACAGCTTCAAGCATAACGTTAGCCGAAGCCTCAGTTGCATTACGTAAATAAGATAGTAATGGAGCGCCTAAGCCCTCCCAAATCTGAATATTCAAGTAATCAATGAAATCTTTATAGGGAAGACGGGGATCAATATCGATAACTTTAGGCTCAATTTCACCAGTTATAGCTATGTCTTCGTCTGGCTGTTTGTCACGTAAAATAGTAAGTAAGTTTTCACGGGCAGCTTTATTTGGAGCTATCCACACTATTGGAGGTCTAGCATGTCGTTCAAGAATTTTCTTCATGTCTTCATTCCATTTCTTCTTTATTTCAAGATAAGAAAAAACAGGTTTAATTATACTGATTCCATAGGCTGATGATCCCAACGGGGAATGTTTAAAATGAACTATTTGATTAGGTTTAAAACTAATTTTTTTACCGTAACTAGATTGTTTATATCCTAGTAGTTTTCCATGTTCAGTTCTAACAACCTTCATAGTTGTAGGTGGTAAAAGTTGTAGGCCGATGATTTTTCGGCCCTTAAAAATCTTCTCAACATAAGCGTCACCGTAAACAAGCATGTTTCTAACAATATTTAAGAGTAGTTGATCCATGCCGACTTGTTCAGCGAAATTATCAACTATTTCTTTACTTTTTTCATCTTCACATGTAGTGTAATATCCATTTCCAGCAACCATTTCAGCAAGCATGTCAATAGCTTGTCTAACTATGGGATCACTTTTATAGTAATCTTCAAAATCAGTTAAATTAGGCTCACTAGGCTCACCTATACGGCCCCAAAAACTAGGGACAACTATTCCTTTTGCTTTTTCTCTAATGAAAAAATTTTTTAATCTTTCAAAAATACTTGACAAAACTTTTCCCTCAACAAAGTGAAAAAATTATGAAGAATTTACCTGTAAATAAAACGGTCCCGTCTTCCAATATATATGGAATGTCCATAAATAAAACAAGTTATTTACTAACATAAAGAAAAATCTTAGGAACCCTTATCACATCTGGAGAAGGCCCAGTAAAAGCGGCGTAAACAGCAAGTGCAAAAGCCCACAACATATCATCATGTGTTCCTTCAGGATGATAAAATCTTATTCGTCCTTGTTTAGTCATCTCATATTTTTCAACATTTAATTCAGCTATAAAATCACGGTCATAAGGAAACTTAACTTTCCCCTCTTTCATTTTCTGTTTAAGTAAACTCATTATCTCCTCTTTTCTCGGTAAACTGAGCATGACGCCTTCAATATTTCCTAGTCCAATGTTTTTCATATCTTCAACGATATATTCACCAACACCAGTTTGATCCACATGAACACTGTTGACACTACTCCACCTGTCACAAAGAACTTTTACATATCCTATTACAGATGCATAACTGGTTCCAAGTGGAAATCTTTTTAAATGAATATGTCTAACTAAATCATCTTTTTTATCAACAGCACTTATAACTGAATAATCATGTTTTTTACCGAGATCCAATCCAATATAAATTTCACGGCCCGAAATCTTATCTTCAAACTCAACATAATCAAGGTCATGGTCTATACACTTAGCTATAAGGCTTTGAGGCAAATAACTTGTTTCATCTTCAACCCATTCAGCCTCCATTTCACGTATCCAACGATTTTGGTCTCCCTCATACTGTTTCCGTAATTTCTCAAACATGTTTCTTTTAATCGGGCCATTTGGCTCTAATGCTTCACGCCAAGTAATGTGACTTTTAACATAATCTTGAAAAGCCGGCTCATAATGAACTGCATAAAAAACACTATCAATATTAAACGGTGTTGACGCACCTATGAATTTACCATATTTTCTAGTTATAAGTGTAAAAAGTATTGCGTCAAACATTTCCTTATCATTAGGAGTAAAATTCATTTCATCCCAAAAAATAATGTCAAAAGTCGGCCCACGTATAGTTTCAGGATTATTTGGAAAACACTTTGTAGTTGAACCATTAGTTATTTCAATAATTGTTTTTCTCTTCTTATAATACCATTCTTTAGGTAATTTTTCTAGGAAATTATTTATTATCTTGATGATCCGTTTACTTTGACGGAAAGACGGTCCAATAATCGCAATGTTACTGTTCGGATACTTTAACATGTACCATAGTAGAAAAGCTGAAACCGTCCAAGTTTTACCACTTTGACGACACCAACGAATAATTGTAAATTGATTTTCCAAAATTTTATAAATTAAGTCACGTTGATAACTAAACGGCTTGAAACCTAAAAATTTCTCGAAAAATTCACATGGATCATCAGGAACTCTTATTTTAGAATATTTCTTTTTTAACATATCTTCAATCTTTTTTGTTAAACGTTCAAGTTCACTTTTACTCATAAATTTCACCTTAAAAGTTCACGACGCCAATAACGATGGAGAGGTTTCACATAAATCTGTTTAGGGCCATCAACAGCTTTTACTGTCTTAATATTTCCATTTTTAAAATAAGGCAAACCAGATGATCCTTTACTTACACTTTTAAGCGAAAATCCACGTGTATAACCTAGAAATATCCAATTAGCTGCTTTAAATATTGTTCCTTTATATTTTCTATGAACAAACGAGACAAGTAAAACAAGTTTATCATTATACTTTTCTTTCCAATCATGTTTAACTTGACTATAAAAAAGACTTAAAGCTTTACTAGGAATGTTTTTAGGAGCTTTAGAAGTGAAACATACACGTAGTAAACATGAAACTTTATTGAAGTTTCTTTTTCTTTGTTCTTTATTCCAGCCGATGAAGGTTTTTAGTGGCTTTGAATCACGTAAAACATAACTACCAACAATGAAGGCGCCGACAATTATATTATCATTGAAAATTAAATATCTAATTTGTCGGCCTACAAAATTTGTTGACGGTTTATAACTATGATGATCCAGAATTATTTTTCTAACAAGACTTTTTTCTCTACTTGTTCTACAAAGTTTAATTTTTACTTCTCCAAGTTTTAATCTATTGTGAAATGCGGTGGGCCGGATTTGCACCGGCGCCGTCAAACTGGGTGTTTGACGCTCTACTTGGTCTAAACTACCACCGCTCAAAAAAATCACCAAAAATAAATAAAGTGGAGTTGAACTCCCAATTTATTTAAAAATGAATGTGGATTTTATTCCCAAGTTATTTATAAATATGGTGGGATCAAATCCCACGGGAATAAACATGTTTGTGATAAACACCTTTAAAATAATCATAGTTATATAACAACCGTTATAAAAACTAATGATTGTTAGACAAATCACTGTTAGACTAAAATGTTTTAGGGGCCTATAATTCTCATAATCATTATTCCCATAATCATAGTCACTATAATTATAATTAACTATAACTTTGGTGTATAATAATATACCAATATGTCATTTTTTGGAATATTATATATAGTGAAAGAATAATTACTGGTGATATCATCAGTTACTGGTGGTTATTCTGCCATTTCCTCTAAGAGTTTAAGTTTTTCTTTAAGTAGCTGTATTTGTTTTTTAATATCTTGTTCATCATAGGCCGACAAAATACTGTTAATGGTTTGAGCGATATAAGCCGCTAGTCGGGCCCATTTTTCACGTCTTTTCGGATTGATCCCGGGATTAACTGATTTTTCGTAACAGAAATCCATTATTTCTTTTAGTTTGTTGATTAGTTCTTCTCGTATTATCTGTGTGTCCAAACTCATTAAAAAATTAAATATATCTTTCATCTTCATTTTTTTCACCTAATTCATTTATTTTAAGTTGTTGTCTTACTTTTTCCACTTCTACTTGCCAATTATAATTGAAGGCTTCCCAAATTTTGATTTGAGCTTCTGGTCTAAATTGGGGGTTGAAAAATTTTTCAAATATTTTTAGTCCTTTAGGTTTTCTAATTCGCTTCATAATCTTCACCTTGACTTTGACTTATTATTTTCTCATAATGCATGGCTTTTTTGGAATCTTCAATGTAAACAGTTTGATTGAACCATACGAAGCCATCGTAAATTATACCGTTAAATCCTGTGGTTGCAGTTTCATGTGAAATTATAGGTAGTGGTTTAGATGGAGCTGTGGTTTCAATTATATGTTTTTTATTTTTATATGTTGTTTCAACCCATGCGTGTAAGCCAATGAATTTATTTTTTTTCTGATTTAAAATGGCTCCTAAGGTTACAAAACAGTTTATTTTCTTGAAAATGAGTATTGAGGCAAGTAAAAGACTTGTATCAATACATATACCATATTTTATTGTTAAAGTTTCACTAGGTTTAAGCCATCCATAATTAAAATGTTTGTCAAATCGGTATTTTTCACTGTAAACACGGAAAATTTTTATGTGACGTTCAGTTGCCGCTTTACCTTGCCAATCATGAGGGAAACGTATTTTATTTGTAACAAATTTTGTTGCTTCTTCAATAATCTTGTCACGTTCACGAACTGTAATTCGAGCTGCCACTCTAATAACAAGTGGATTCTCACTCTCAATAAAGTCATAGATATATCTTGGCTCTCCTGTTAAACCGAAATTTACAATAACTGGTTTAAGGTCACGTGAATATTTTCGAAGCGTCAATCCAAGGTCACCCGGACAAAATTATTTTAAAATTCAATGAAAATGTAAAGACATAGAATAATAATAACAATAATAATGACAATAATTGTAAGTAATATTAATCCTGAAATAATATAGACACATAACGTTACAATGATTGCTGGAAAAGTTCCCGGCCAAAGCTTTTCAATTACAAGTGCTGCAATAACAAGTAGAATAAACCATGGAACATCAATTTTAATTTTTTCATTTTTCATTTTTTACTCCTTCTTTTCAGTGAATAAGAAACTTATCACAGCAAGCCATGGACTAAAATATGTTGCAAGCTCCTTCAAAAGCTCCAATGAATCAACACCATGAGTTAAGCCATAGAAGCCAATTACTATTCCACCGCCAATGTAAGCAAAAGTAAAAGTTAATGCAGCTACACCTCTTACACTTGCCTTACTAAACCAATCGCTAACTTTACTAAAAACTTTCATTTAAACCACCTCTCCCTAAGTTTTCGAACATACAAATACGTGAAAAACGTAAATGACAAAATGGTTCCAAAAGTCGAAATATACATCAAATAATCATATATCCAATCAAACCCAGCGAAAGCCAACATCTCACAGAAACCATAAACACCCTGCGCCACAGCATTAGTCATCAAAGCAAACTTATCATCAATATCCTGCCCAGGACGTAAAGCTAAAAGTAAGTAAAGAATAGTAACTGATAATCCACCCATCAAAGCCACAACAATAATCTTCCAATAACCACCCACCGGTAAAACAGTGGGAAAAACAGCAGCACCCGATGGTAATAACTTAATATAACCATCACCACCAAACATGATTAAAACAAGTAAATGTCCAAATTCATGAACTGGCAATGTCATCGCCCAAAAAATCAAGTAACAATAGACAAAAATTAGCATATTAAAAATTGTAGGCCGACGAGCAGCAAGTAAAATTAATTTTTCTCTACTGAAAACATCATGTTTTATAGTTTTTAACTTATAAATAACTAAACTTATAACACAGGCTATCCAAATATGAAGCAAAATAAAATCAACCATGAATATCACCATAAAAGAGGGGCGTTAATCATGGACGTTGCCTCCTCTGGAGGCCCCGTAACCCACTGGGCCCTCATTAATATATGGATTGTCCATAAATAAAACAAGATTTCCATGTTGTTTCCTTAAATTCCTAATGGAAATAGAAACGTTTATATACTTATTCCAATATACCATTACACAAGGTGTAAAAAATGACGATTGAATTATATCTAAGTTTTAAAGACGCTGAAAAACAAGCCAAACGTTATGAAGAAATAACACAAGGAACAATAAAATTCAAACCAATTAAAGTCAAAATAACTGATTGGAAAACACTATACTCAGCAGGAGGAACAATAATATTACCACAGTATGAAGGCAGTTTTCTAGAACGAAGCAGTGACGAGCAAGACTTAAAAGACTTTCAAGAAGAACAAAAACATATTTACATCTTAATCAGTTACGTGCCAGAAATAGATATTGATTGGCGACTAGAATGGCTTGAAGAATGTGGTTTAAAGGTGGTTGAAAATGGGAACTAGAGGATTAATATTCATAAGAAAAAAATATCATGCTGAAAATGGAAGTTATTATGTCTATAAGGGAATATACAATCACATGGATAGTTACCCAACTTTTCTTGGAATGAAACTATACTTAAAGATGCGTGAATATGGAATAAAAGAAGGACTAAACAGATTAAATTATAACTCAGAAGGAATAGAAGAATTTGAAAAATATCTTTTAAGTGGAGAATTCAACGGTGAAAATGAAACAATATACTTAACTGAAAGTGTTATTGATTATCTATTTCATGAATGGATCTATGTAATAGATAAAACAGGATTCGAAATCTGGAAATCAAGTAATGATGAAAAAAGACTATATTATGTATCATGGATAAGTATCTTTCATACACCTGAAGAGGTAAAAAATAGATTGTTATTCAGCCAAATGATGGGTTCAGCACTTGAAAGAATAACGTTAAGAGAATTACCGAGAAGGTGAAAACTCATGCCCAAATGTCGAAATTGTGGAAAAATATATAGTTGGAGAGAAGCTGAAGAAAAAGAAATATCGTTAAATGGTTGTCGATATTATTGTTCATGGGAGTGTTGTCTAGAACATTATCTTGCTCTCGGTGGCCGAGAAGAAGATTTGAAATGTCCATGTTTTTAATTTTCTAAATATATTCCTTTTTTTCTATTTGTATTCCAAAAGGTTTAAATATATATTCTAATATATATTACACTAGGTGTAAAAAATGGTTGTTAAATGTAGTAAATGTGAAAAATGTCGTTTCTTCGTCAACAAATATCAATATTGCACAGTTCTAGATTGTCACCCAGATCCACATATGAAATGTCATAGATTTGAACCTAAAAACAATAATGAAAGAGAATTACTCATACTAGCAAAAAGTTACGGGTGGAAAAAATGACGAGAATGTTTAAATTCATAACGAAAACATGGAACCCAATTGTCGGCTGTTACCACAATTGTTACGGTAAATGTTGGGCCATGATAATGGCTAAAAGACGTAAAAATCAATGTAAACTTTGCTATCAATTCAAACCACATCTACATCCTGAGAGATTAAAACCCTTTAAACCACGTAAACCAACATTAATATTCACAGTCTCAATGGGTGACTTATTCGGCCAATGGGTTCCAAGCGATTGGATACATGCTGTATTAGACGTTATGAATAAAAGTAACAAGAAAGTGACGTTTTTCCTAGAAACAAAAAATCCACGAGGATACATAGACTATACTAAATATTTCCCTGAAAAAATAATTCTATCAACAACCATTGAAACAAATCGCAATTACAAAGTCTCACATGCACCACCAACAATTGAGCGATATTCAATAATGAAAAAATTTTTCAGAAACTTTAAAAAACACATTAGCATCGAACCAATACTAGATTTTGACCACGATGAACTTGTAAAATGGATCTGCCACATAAACCCTGAAAACTCATTCTATGACATTTCAATTGGATACGACAATTATAACAACAAGTTACCTGAACCTTCATTAAAGAAAACTTTAAAACTAAAAACAACACTTGAATCACTAGGATTCAAAGTTGAAATAAAAAGTTTACGAAAAGCATGGTGGGAGAAATAATATGGCTAAATTGGTTGTCAAAACGGGTGTTGAAGATTTTTCAATTGTTTACGATTTAATGGTCTTTGTAGATGATATCATAGGTAACTTTGTTTTTATTAAGATAACTAAATCAGATTTCCAGCACATCCTTGTTCTACATAAACGTGATTTTGAAAAAATGTTTGAGATTTATGAAGAATTAAAGAAAATAAGGGGGATTGAGTAATGCCTGAGAAATATGTTACTATTAAGATTAAAGAGAGTGTTTATAAGAAACTTTTAAAACTTATTAGTGAACTGCAAGAAGAAAGAGGCCGTAAAGTAAGTTTCAGTAAAGCAATTGAATATTTGTTTGAAAGAATTGAAGAAATACTGAAAACTGAATATTAAAATGGTGAAAATAATGAAAGAAATTGTCTTTAAAATAATAATAAAAAGTGAAAAAGTACCCCGCTTCATAATGGATAGATTTGCTGAAATACTGGTTTGGGCCGATGAAAAGGGAATTTTACTTGAACATGAAATGACTGCAAAAGAAAAATAATTTATTTTCTATTTTTTTGTTTAAATCGTTCTAGGTCTAGGGCTGCTTTTATTCTTAGGTTTCCATGTTCATCTTTCACAATGCTTAATGGATGTGTGTAGCGGGAATATCTTTGTTTAGCTTTACTTATTCGCCATAGATATCTCATTTTAATGCGATTACACTTACTATACCACCGCATATACTTCCTCATATATTCCCGTAATTTTTCACGACAACGTTCACGATATCTAGGCATGTATTCCCGCATATACTCACGCATATATTTTTTCCGGTATTCTCTTTGGCATTCATCACATCTAATTGCTGGTCCACGCTTACGGAAAATTTTAAAACAAACCCTACAAATTCGGCCCGGAACAACTTTCAAAATAAGCTTAACCAATTATTTTTCACCCCAAATCCATGTTTTCTCTCACTTCTTTTTTCAAGTAATTTTTCAACAATTTCACTTTGAATAATAAGATAAAAGTAAGCACCAAAAACAGCATGAACTAAACCACAAACCGGACAAACTAATTCTCTAAGAATATCACTGCCCTGATAAAAAACATTTCTAAGTCTAATTTTACACTCAATACAATGCGTTAAACGAGCCTCAATAAACTCACGTTCATACGGGCCAACAACAACTTTATAAGTAAAACCACCTTGACCAATAACAGTAATGAAATGTTGTTTTTTCTCAGTCCTCATTTTGACACCCCCCACCCCCTATTTTTCGGGAAAAAGTTTTTCATATCGTAACACCATATTGAATTACAATAACACCTTGTTTTCTCATGAATTTTACAACTTCAGTATTATCTTCAAAATAAACGTTAATACCCAATTCACGTATTTTCTTCACTTTTTCTTTGGCAACATATTCATACCAACTTTGAAGTTTCATGTTTCTCCAATCTTTTAAACAAAGAACATGCAACTCAAATTCAGGATAAAATTTTTTACACCACTTTTCTGTTATTTCTTTTACTCTTTCCGGCCTTCCGGTAATAATTACACCTTCATCATCTTCATGAAGAAATAAACGAGGATTTAACAATGGTTTTCTATTTCTATAATACCACATTTCAACAATTTTTCTAGTTTTTTCATCTTTTATTCTACCTATCCATGCCAACAATGCTTTATCAACATCACATAAAACACCATCCAAATCAAAACCAATCCTCAACATCCACCACCTCCAACTCTTTCACATTCTTCCCTGAATTCACAGGCTATGAAACATTGCCATTTCATTTCTTCATTCATCTTGGCTTCAGGTTCAGGTAACTCTTTAGCAAGTAAGTGATAATGAAGTCTAACTATACGGTCAAGAAGAAAAATAAATTTTTCAAAATCATATTTTACGAGAAATGTTTTTGTTTGGAGATCCATTTTAGAAACATAAACTATGGCTCCGAGTTTTATGTTTAGAGCGTGAAGATATAAGATTAATTGGTCTATATGTTCTTTATATGGTAATTTAACTTCTTCCCATTTCCATTTTTTCTTATTAAATTTACTGAAAGACTTTATACTTTTAACTTCAATAACGATTTTTTCATTATAACCTTGAATTATTATGATGTTGTCGAAACGGCCTTTAATTTTTAAATCTTTAAATGATAGTGTAAATTCACCTTCATTTTCAACAAGCTTAATGTTTTCACTTTTCTTAAGAACATTTTTAATAAACTCATGAATAATATTACCTGCATGAAAGATCCTGAGTTTTTCTTTGCTTATTTTCTTCGGCCCCAAAGTATAAAGATAATATAGCCGTCTAAGGCAATACGGGATCATAGATGGATAATAAACACCGATTTTAAGTTCTTTTGTTTCACGTTCTAGATATTCGTCTATGGCTTGATTTATAATATCGTTTAAATCAACTGTTAATATATCATCACTTTTTTGTTGTGTTATCATCACTATATCATCACCTTCTTTCTACGGGTATATCATCACGCTTTGATTGAAGTGATGATATTATATCATCATTTTTCAGAATAGGCCAGCTTGTTAATTTCAAGTATATTGTATTATTTTTTCTTTCAAGAGTTATTTTTCCCTCTAAAATTAACTGTTCAATTATTTTGTCGGGGTTTGTTATTCCGTTTGTTATACATGTTTTTATGAATGTTTGTTGTGTTATTCCTTCGGGTTGATATTTGTCTATTAGGTTGATGATCCAGCGTTTTAGACTTAAAGTATCTATATCTGTGGGGAGTGATGATATAATATCATCATTTTCTTGAGTGGGTGATGATATTTGTTTGGGTTTTAAGTGATGGTTTAATGATGATATTTGTGTTTGTTGTGATGATATTTGTTGTGTAAATAATCTTAATGTAGATGGTTGATATCTTCGTGCAAGTCTCATTATTAACGCTTCATCATAATATATTGTTGTTCTACTGTCTTCGCTTGACATTCTGGCTTTTTTGAATCCTAGTTTCTTTACTATTCGGCCGAGTTTTTGTGGTGATATTTTTTGTTTCTCATTTTTATTTTCATTTATATATTCTAGTATTATTTGTAAGGGTATTTTTCCCCGTTCAACAAAGGGTTTACTTTTTATTATTGAATCTAAAACTTCTGCTTCAATAGTTGTTAATTCTTCTTCTCTTATTATTCGGCTTATTTTTTCTCCATATTTTATTAATTGTTTTTTTACTTCTTTTTTAGGTGTAGTTATTAGAGGGGCGATGAATAACTCGGTTAGACGGCCGTTTTCTCCAATTCTAATTATTTTTTCTTCTGAAACTGTGAATGGTTCTTGAATTAATTTTTGTATTCTATATCTCATAAGTTTGGCTCTTATTTTTTTCGCCCATTCTTTATCGAGAAGGATTTTTACTTTCCGTATGGCTCGAGACATATTCATTATGAAGCATCTTGACTGGAAAGTTGGAGAAAGTAATTGTGTGCATGCGACAGCTTTAAATCCATATACATCATATAATCCTAGTTCAAGTTTATTTTCACCAATTTTTTCGACACGAATGGCACATTGTCCACGTCTATATCCTGAGTTTAAGAGAGCCATGACTTCAAGAAGTTCACTACGGGTGTAAATTTCAGCCTCATCAAGTAAAACAGTTGGATGCCAAGCTTCACAGGCCCGAAATAATCCTGCCGGCCTAATACTTGTTGACATTAAACCCCTATAACAAAGCTGCCATAAAACTTCAAGTAATCTTGTTTTTCCACTGTTAAGTGGGCCGACTACAAAAATATATGGTACAACATCAAATTTTTCTTGTATCCATGTCGCCATGATCCAACTTGTAACTATCGCGTAATGTTCTTTTTCACTGAAATCTACATGTTCATAAACATAATTGTATATTTCTTGCCATAACTCTATTTCATTTATTTTCTCCTTGCTAGGAAATAGAATTTCAGGCCATGGCAATCTTTTTAAACCAACTTCAAAGATTTCATTTCCGTCTTCATCAACTCCTTTCATTCGTAACGGTGGCCTACTAACACTTATATGAAATTTATTTGGATCTCCACGAATAAAACGAGCTTCACAATAAGCATATTGTCCCTCTTTATCAATTACTTGTTCAAAAAGATAATTTCTAACCGGATCATAATAACCCGGCGTTTCAATTTTAACTATTTTTTCTTTCTTCTTTTTAGGCATCTTCATCACCTATTTTTTCAATTATAATCTTGACTTTTCCTTTCCAAATTCGCTTAGTCATAATAACACTCATGTGATTGCTATCTACATGCTCAAAATAGGTTTCATATCTTTCAGCATGAAGATAATTACTTCCATCACCAATAGCAATAATAACTTCTTTTTTATTCTCCATTATTATCATCTCTTAGTTTTTCAAATGTGAAAACAAGATAATTCACGGCGTCAATTACATCATCAACTTGTTTATCATGATTATGAGTTAAAGCAGCACGCCAACATTTATATGCAGCAGCCATAAGTAAAACTTCAATCGGCATGTAACGCCAATTATCACTATAAATTGTTTGACGATCCTTTTTAATTTCAAGACAAGCGTCAACAAGTCTTAAATACATTTCCTTATCTTCACTCATTTTCTCTCAACTCCTTCTAGTAAACTCCCCCATGCGAGGTTGACTACGGGAGATTTTCGTGGATTGAAATTTTTAGTCGAATGTGTAGGCGCTAATCCACGGCCAACCTCTACATGTTTAGGGTTTCTAGGTGGTGGAATAAAAACGGGTTTAGATTTTCTAGTCATTACCAAAAAAATTAAACAGATCCAACTGAATAATAATATTAAGAAAAGAATGTAAACTGCCGTTATAAAAACAATCCAAGTTTTCTCCATTAAATTTAAATAATAGAAAAATTTTAACATGATATCACCTTTTTTCTAAAAGATTTTTGAAAAGTTTATATGTCTCTTTGTCAACTTGAACTACTCTTTCCTTCCCCTTCAAGTCAATAATGATGAGATAATATTCATAATGTTCTCTAGGGCCATCAATAACATCAATATATAAAAGACGTTCATATCTTAAACCAACAACCAAAATACCTTTTTGAGTCATCTTTATCACTCCATAATGTGTAAATCAAGTGGTTCAGGACAAATCCAAATTGAAATTATCCCGATTTTATTTGGTGGAAGTAGTTTTCTCTCAGCGTAACTTGCAATTTTATTTTTCTTCCATCCACGTAGAAATGTGCCAGTTATGGCGAACACTCTTTTACGCTCAATGATATTACAGTATCTTGTTGCTTTAAGTTGAATATTGCGAAAACCAGCGATTTCATGAACATGGCCGACAAGATAGATATCTGCATCAAAATATTTCGCTAGATCCTCAATACGATTAATTTTTCCACCAATTTTCCGGCCTGCATAGTAACCATGTGTAGCAAATATATCGATTGTTTGATAATGATAACCTGTTTTATAGGGCCGTCTAAATTGAAGTTTAATGAAAGCTGCAAAGTCAAGATATGGAACTTCTAGTTTAAAAGCTAAGCTGTCAACCCAGTTATGATAGTGTCGTCTTCGAAGTATATCGTCATGATTTCCTGTTAGTAATCCAAGACATTGACTTTTAATTGGTTCAAGTAAATCATAGACATAATTATATTGTTTCTCAGGTGTATTAAGCTCAGGATCTAGAACATCAATGTCAATTCTCTTTTCATTTGGATGTGGAAAAACAGCGTCACAATAGTCACCCATGCCGATCCAAAGGGCGTTTTGAGTTTTTATAAAATCTCTTATTTCCTCTAACTTCTTTTTATCACAGTTTTTATGACCGATATGAAAGTCGCCAAACGGTATAAGCAGGAAAGTGTCGCCGGCCTTCTCATATTCAACTACATGTTTAACTACACGCAAAAACAACTCTCCTTTTCCTTTTTCTCGGTTTAATTCTAACTTGAAAATTACATTCAGGACAACGAGGTTTTCCTTTACCGTTGTTTTTTACATCTTCTTTTTTAATCCATTTTCCACATCGACTACAATAAACGAAACCTTTATTATACATACTATAAACCATGTTTTCACTCTCTAACAAGTTCAATCATCATCACATATCTCATGTTAATTTCAAGAACAAATGTAGAGATTATTTTCTTAGATCCCTCAAAAACATCAACATTGTTTAAGATTAGATATCGATTATATTTACAAATATAAGCAAGATATCCTTCAATTTTCCAGCCGTTAAACATGTAAATTCTAAGATAATCACCTGAACTGAAATGAGTAATCAAATTTTTAGCTGGTATAAAAGTAACGGTTGAAGAACCCTTAATACTAGAAATTTTATCACCTGTATAATCAGTCATCCATTAATCCTCCTCAATTTCTTTCAAAAATAAAACATCACCCTCATGAAGTAAAACATAAAAAAGGTTAAGATCCTCAAGACACACTTCAAACAATTTGACTTTACCTGAAATCTCCCTAACTTCAATCTTCATAGTATATCTTCACCTCTTCGCCAAAATGCAATGTGAATTACAAATTTCCTACCAAATCTTAGACACCAATTATAAGTCCAACCCATCTCAGCCTTGAAAACATGAAATTCAAACGGCCCAAAATGTTTTAGAATACCCCAGCCCATCTATGTTTCCTCCTGAGGTTCACGCCCAAAAACTTCATGAAAAACATCTTTCAGCAATCCAAAATCTTCAAAATCAACTGCAATATCATATTCACGGTTTTTGAGAAATGTAAGTAAATTATTGTAAGCTTCATCACTGAGATTAATTTCACTCAATTTATTTTTCTCCTTTTTTCTTTATGGGATATCGTTGTATAAATCGGTCTTCATCGCCTGAAAGTCGATATCGAAAACCATCTTTAACTAGATAGTTTGATCCACGTGCATTTTTTGTTTTAAGTTCTCTTGTTAATTCGGGAAAACTATTACTAAACGCCCATTCACCGTTTCCACTTTTAAATTTCGTCCATTTTGGTTTGGAGGGCTGGGTTTTAGTTTTTATTTGTTCTTGAATTCTCATTATTTCTTGACGTAAACCGTCAAACTGTTCATCAAAATTATCTAATCGCTTGTTTATTTGTTCTAATAATTCAATTATTTTATCAGTTTTAGATTTTTTAACCATTAACATCACCATTTTTCAAGAATTTTATTCAAGAAATCATGAAGACGCTTAACATCTTCTTTGTCATCAAAAATAACACATGCAGCATCAATTTCATCAATAGCAATAACAAGTTCTTTTTCCCTATCATTATAAAATTCTAAATGTAATTCGAAACCTTCTTTGTCAAATAATTTAAATTCATGCATCAACTTCACCTTCAAAAAACTTATTACACTTCGGGCAATACCAAAAAATACTGTGTATTTCATTTCCACATATTATTGTTAATTTATGTATTGATGATCCACAATTATGACAACGTTTTTCCTCAAGTAAAGGTTCAGGCTTAGAAGTTTTCATTATTTTTCATCTCCTTCAAAAAAATCAATAAGTTTGTAAACTGCAACTCGTATAGCTTCTTCTTTACTCTTGAAAATTCCCTTAGAAACGAGTTTTTCAAGAGCTTCATCTAGTTCAGTTGAGACGAAAACAATTATGTCCTTATTTTTTTCCATACACATTCCACCTGTTTTCTAAATCCATTTAGAATAAACCTATTTATATACTTTTTCTTTTCTTTTTTACAAAGGAATATTCGGAACCCTTTTATAAAGAGTTCAAAAAACTTATAAATCCTCCACATATACTAAAACATGGAGGTGGAGAAACATGCCTAAAAAACAATCCGGTTGGGTAGGT